CTTCATTGGTCGCGCAAAGCGTCTCGTAGGACGCGCGCTGGGCCGGGCTGATCTTCTTGGCAGTGAGCGCACCTTCGAGAAGCGCGTCGACCTTGGCCTTGTGGTCAGCCCTATCGCGGTCCTCCAGTTGCGAAGACAGCGTCTTCACCTGGTCGAGTGCCTGCTGGTGAACGGCCGGATCGACACGCTTGCCAAGCAGATCCCCGATAGCGGACAGGCAGGAAGCCTCGCTGGCGTCTTCCTGCAGATTGAGAGCCTTGGCGATCGCCTTGAGCATGAAATTCTCCTTGTGAGTTGGATTGGCCGATGCAACGGCCGGCATAGAAATTCCAGGCGCAGCGACAAGCGCAGCCGAGTGCAGCCAGGTAGCGCGGCCGGCATCGTCGGTTTTCAGCGCGGGGGAAATGTAGCGGTGAGATCGGGCGGCGAGCGTATCGAGGCCCGGCTGAAGCCAGACGACACGGCCATAAAGACCATCGGTACGTGCAGCCAGTTCCTCGATCCATGCGACTGCCGGGGCGGCCTCGCCGAACATGGCCTTCTTGACGGTCGCGTGATCGAGATCGAGCGGCACCGAAACCTTGTCGGCATTGAAGCGCTCGACGAGCAGTTCGGGAGAGATCTCGAAGTTGCGGCCGTCGCGGGAAACGAATGTGCCCCTGGGGGCGAGCTTGATCCAGGCCGGGCCGGCAGCAGCGCCGGACGCAGCCGGCTCGGCTGCGAAAACGTCGATCGCGGTGACCGACGTCATCGCGATCGCTTCAGCTTCAGCGGAGGCGGCAAGGCAGGTAATCAGGGCAGTGGTTACGAGGCGATTGATCATGCGGCAATGTTTGCCAGATCACTCGCGGCATCTCGGGCTGACAGTTGTCAGCCCCAGAACTTAAGCTCAGGTCCGCCGCGTTCCTCACATGCGCCCGAACATACCGCACCTGCTTGAAAATTGAAGGGGTTTTGAAGCCCGTGGGCGCGTTTTCTCTATCTGCCACGAGTATCCGGCCGTTCGAGGGGCCTTGCGCGCGTCTGTGGGGCGGGTATGGAATAGTTGGATCGAGCTAGGGGAATGGGATGCGAGCGATATCATTAGGGCTAATTTTCGCGCTCACGGGTGTTGGACCGGCACTCGCTGACGATTGGCCGCCGGCGGACGACTACATCAACTCCTTGGTCAGTTGCGAGACATCGAAGGATCCTGGGCACTGCACGTTCACTAGAACGACGTGGCAGAAGGAATATGCGAACGCGATCAGCGGCGCCTACCAAGGCCAGCGGAATGTTTCCTTCTGCCTCAGTACCGGGTGCAATGACGCCATCCGACAAAACAAGATCCTCGGCTGTGCGTGGCGGATTGTCATAATCGAGACCGGTCATCTTCAGGCAGATTCTACGGACACGGCAAATCTCATGTATTTTTGCGGCCGTGAACACGTCGATGAGGCGGGCCGTCATGCGGCATATGCGCAGGCCCGCACCATGCTGAAGAAGTTCGGAGTGGCCGTTCGTTGAAATAGTCATGGGATCGGGGTATGATGAGGTTGCGCGGCAGCGAAGTCCGTTGGCCTCGATTGCCCATGGAGGGAGCCCGGCTAGACCGGGAGGCGGCCCCTCCCTGCCGCGCTTCATTCCCAAGGCCATTTCCCATCTGACCGCTGCACCTGGTTGCGCATCTCTTTTTCATTGCGTTGGTGCAGCGATGTCGCCCGCAGGTACCCGTTGTCGGAAACGGTTACAAAGCTCCTCCAGAATGCCTTGCCGATCTTGGCCAGCAGCGACCGGACGTTTCCTCTGCCGCGCGGATCAGGAAGGACTAGGCCTTCACTGAGGATCTGGGGCAGCACCGCGAAATCTCCCACCGGCAGCTTGTGCTTCTCCATGCGCTCGGCGATCGTCTCGCTGGTAATCGAGATCACCGGAGACTTTGCGCCCAACTCGTCGGCGAGCGCCTGGTTCTGGCCGGCGGGCAACCAGACCTTTCCAGGCAGGCGCGGTGCGAGCCGCAGATAGGGATCTTCCCAAAGCTCCCCGAGTACCTTCTGCGCGTCTTGGGGCGCCGCTGCTTCGAGCTTGGTCTCCAGATTGCGAATGAGGGTCGAGGCCCGCGCCAAGCCGGGATTGGTCTGCCAGCCGGCGTCGATCCCCTGAGGCACCATCGTGATCTCACCAGTGCGGCGATTGCGGTGCTGGATGTCGGGACCGAGATCCGGGACGGTGTCACGATAGAGGACGCCACCTTCCTTGGGCTCACGGCCGAGGAGCTGCTCGGCCTCGCGACCGGAGATCTGCCGCACCTGGCATTTGCACAGCCAGCCGTTCGGCGGCCAATGCGTCTGCCAGAACGGATGATCGACTGGAAGTATGATGCCGACCCAGGCGAGATGCTCCGGACGCGGGTCGCCTGACGTGGTGCGGACATAGAGGATATACGGAAGCGCCTTCTTGGAGCGCTGAACCCGTTCCCACTGGCCGGCCGATCGAGCGCTGTTGGCGTTCGACCAGAAGATGGTTTTCAGGCGCCGATTGCTGGCGAAGTTCACCATCCGATCGGGCTGCTCACCAGTCGGGTCGGACACCATACGCGGTCCCCACCAGCCGAGCTTGGACAGCTCTTTCCCGATCAGCGGCTTCCAGGCATCGAAACCCTTGCCCTCGGCGATCGCCTGGGAGATCGTCGAGCGGAAGGAGTTCAGCACATCCAGCTCGGTCGCCTTCGCCACCGTGAACTTGTAGGCATGCTCCTCGGCCCAGACGTCCAGATAGGAGAATGCTGGCGCGGCCGACTTGCCGTCGAAGTAGGAAGTGACCTCCGGCGGAACCGCGAATGTCTTCTCGATCTTTGCCATGTCAGTCCGCGATATTTCCGACGCCACGGGCGATCGCCGTCAGGCGGCCGAGCCGCTCGGCCATCTTCGACGCGTCCGGCCCGGCCGTTTCAATCAGCTTCAAAGCCTCTTCAAAGCTTGCCGCGCTGGTGATGATGTCGGCGATCGGCTGCACGATCGGCTTTGCCATCTCCTCCCAATCGTCCAGCGCTACGGCAAACAGCGCCTCGACCTGGTCAAGGGCATCCGGAACGCCGGCCTCCGCTGCCAGGAGCGAAACGCAGGCGCCGCACCGGCAGGCGCGGCGATGGTCGAGGACGATCGCCGATAGCGCCGCGACCTTTGCCTTCACGTCCTCGGCCGGCTTCTTACTGTCGTTGGCCGGCTTCGGCGTTTTGGCCGGTGGCCGCTCCTGCGCTGGCGCAGCGGCTGCAGCGGTTGGCATCAGCAGCTCGTCGTCATCACCCGGATCGGAGAGGCCGATCTTTTCGCGGATCTCGGTCTGCTTCACCCGAAGGCCGAACGGCATCATGCGGGCGACGGCATTGGTCAACGCGTCGATATCCTCGGGATCGGCAACCAGCAGCTGGACCTGCGGATAGTGTTCCTGTGGGCCGAAGTTGAGATCGACGAACGGCTGAATGAGATCGCGGTTTGCGGTGCGGGCAAGCTGCTTGCAGTCGGCCCGCAGGATATCGAGACGCACCTCGTTGTGGATCTTGGCCTGGCCGAGCGAGGAGCCATCGTCGCTGGTCATGGTCTGGCCGACGACGAGCTTCGAGATCTGCTTGTCGACATATTCCAGGAGTCCGCCGAAGACGGCCGCGCCGTTGGCACCGTTGACCTCATGAAACTCGATGTCCATTCCGGCCGGGATGATCGCCGCCGCGTCGTTGGCGATCGAGGCGACCGCTTTCAGGAGTGTTCGCTTGTCTGCTGGGCTGGCGGCGGGATTGTATTTGCCGACCCGAAGCGGCATGCCGTAGACCTCGGAGAAGGCCGCCCAATCCTGCAGAGTGAACTGCTGGATGAGATACCCCCAGGCGGCCGGCCGTGCCATGCCCCGGCGCAGCGGAAGACCCATCTTCGTGCGCGGCATGTGGCGCAGGAACTTGGCCTGCGGCAGTTCCACGCCCTCGATCGAGCCGTCCACAGCAAGCCGCATCTCGGAGAGCGTCAGCCGATCGACCTGGAAAAAACGCGGGTCGCGCGCGATGTAGTTCACCGGCCGCAGCGCCTTGCGCTCATATTCCCACATCATCTCGACGGCAGCGTAACCCTTCGAAATGCCATCAGTGAGATTGCCGAGCGCCTCGCCAAACTCCGCATCGTTGACCAGCTCGGTCACCGCGTCGACAATTTTGGTGTCAGCCTTGCCAGCTTCGACCGTGACATCGATACCCTCGATCGCCAGCCGGCGCGTCTGCAGCTGGGAGGCATAATGCAGGTATCGCTCTTCCATCTCCTCGGCAAGGGTCAGGTAGGATCGGGCCTCGCCGATCGCGGCATCGCGCAGGATCGAGCCGAGACGCTCAGGCGTCAGGCCGGAAGCAACGCGCTCCTCGTGGGTGCGACGAACGCCCGCCACGGTCGGCGTGGCGATCTCCTCCGAGAGCGTCTGGATGACGATCGGCCGGCCATCCGGCCCGAGGATCGAGGACGTGCGGGTTACCAATGTTGTCTCCCATAATTCAGTTCGTCGTCGTCATCATCGAGCGGTGGCCCGCCATTGTGACGCCGCATGTCGTCATAGAGGTCTTTGATCGTCAGGTAGGCGTATTCGTGCCACTGCCCTCGGCTGGCGTAGTGAGCGAGCGCCAAGCCGATGGCGAAGTCGCCGTGACGCTTCTTCGATCCTTCGCCCGTGCGAACGTCTGGCACCTTCGGAATGCCGTTGACGACGCGGACCAGGCGGAGGTCCGCTAGATGTTCGTCATCCTTGGCGAGTGCGATCGCGTCGTCTTCGAACGCCGCCTTCAGCGGAGGCATGTTGAACCGATACCAATCGGTCGAGAATTTAATAGCGGCGATCAGGCCGCCTTGGTTCTCTTCGGTGCGGAAGCCAAACTCTCGGCCCATATCTTCGGCGACGGTCCAGCCCATGCCGGTAGCGTCGAACGCCGCGCCTATAAGACGAGGCGCACCGCGCAGGATCATCCGGGTGAACATCTTCTGCTCGTCGCCCGGCACGTTGCGCATTTCAAGCGTCAACGCCTCCTCGCGCTTCAGAAGTCTTGAGGTCGACAGCAACGTTGCGACCGACAAGTCGGCGGTACGGCCAAAGTCGAAGCCGAGGGCGTGCATACGCTCTCGATCAAGCCTAGCAATCGCATCCGCCAGCTCCCGTATCGTCGGCGCGATCAGCGCTGCGCGCTCCAGGCGCGACCGCTGAAGGAAGTCGCGCGGCAGCTCGATGCGGATGATCGGCGCCTCGATTGTCATGCGGGCTTCGATCAGCGGCGCCGACAACCAGGCGCCGGTACCGGCGGTCGGAATGCAGAACAGTTCCTCGTCAGCGCCGTCGCCGTAGAAGTCGATGATCTCCTGGCGCCACTTGGCTTCACCTTCGGCCGTCCACGTGTTTCCGTTGACGAGGCAGATGCGCTCGTAGAGGCCCTCCTTCAGCGCCTGGTCGAAGTCGATCCGGATATGGCTGTACTTCGACCGGCCCGCCAGGATGTTCTGGATCTGCTTGTTGAACTCGTTTTCAGTCCCGTTATGGGTCGAGCAGACGACGACCTGGCCGCCCCACATCAGGAACGCGAGAGCGGCCTTGAGAAGCTCCGGCAGGCTGTCGACGAACGCGGCTTCGTCGATCATGACGACGCCCTGCTTGCCGCGCAGGGTGCGCGGCGCCGAGGAAAGCGCGAGGATCTCGAAGCCGGAGGCGAACCGGATACGGAACGCCTGGATGGACCGCTCGCCTTCCTTGTCGCTGTCGTCGAACAGGAACTCGTGGACCGCCAGGGCGGCATTGGAGAAGGCGCGAGCCCACATGGCGCAGGCGTCGATGAACTCGCGCGTCATCTCCTGGCTATAGGAGATGTACATCACGTCCATGCCGCCGGCTTCCTTGGCGCGGCCGGCGCGCAGCGCGGCATAGGAAGCGAAACCGAAGGTCAGGCCGATACGGCGCGATTTCTCGATGAACAAGACGCGGCAAGCCGTGTCTTCGAGCAGCTCCAGGGTGCGGGCCTGATAGGAGATGAGCGCCTTCGGCAGGCCGACCTTGTCGACGAGGCCCGGCAGAACCTCGGTTGCGGTCCGCCGGGCCTCGGCCCACTGTGCCTCTGTGATCGGGGCGCTCATCCGGTTTTAACCCCGAGGATCTGCGACAGGATCTCCTGTGCGGTGTCGGCAGACAGGCCCTTGGCCTTCGCGACCTTGCCGACCGCCTGTTCCGCCTGTTCCTTGAATTCGGCCTCGACCTTCTGGCGCCGGGAGGTGGAAATGCCTTGCGCTTGTGCGGCAGCGCGCAGCGCGTTGGCGAGAGCCATCGCTCCCTTTGGATCAAGGCCGGCCTCGCCGCTGTTGGTCAGCAGTTCGAAGATCAATGTCTTGATGGTCTCGGCGGCGATCAGGGTCAGGTTGTCAGAGTCGGCCGCATCGAATTTCTCGGCTAGGGTCGCCGCGATTTCGCGGGTCTGGTTGAGGCGGGACGTCAGCGTTGAGAGCTTGATGGAATACCGATTGAAGGCCGAAAAGGACGGAATGTCGAATTCCAGCTCGCCCCGATATTCCCGGTCGACCTCCTGAAGCCTGGACACAAAGTCCTGATAAATCTCGGTCTGTGTGCGCTCGCGCTTCTGCAGCTCGTCCGCCGCCCAGGCGACGATCGGCGCGCAGGGCTCAGGCAATCGCTCGATACCGTTAAGCCGGCCGCGTCCCTTGTCGACCATATCAGGCTCCTGGCCTCGAAGGACGCTTGACGCCCTCGATCGCGATGTGTCGATCGACGTGGCGCCGGCCATGATCGGTCAATGTAGCAATCTTCACCGAGCCGGCCTCAATCACGGTGATAGCGTCCATTGTCTTGAGGTATTCAAGCTGCTGGTGGATCCAGGGCCGCTCCTCGTGAATGGCAAAGGTCGCCAGAACCGGCTCCAACATGCTGGATGACAGTGTTTCGTTAGTCTGCTCGGCGAGAGCCTTCAGGATAACAAGCCGTGCTTCCTCACGACGGATTTTCGCGTAATCGGTGATCATGCTGCATTCGCCCTTTTGGCCTGATCGATCAACACTTCCTCAAGTCGTTCGCCCACGGCCTGGATGGGCTTGAGCCTCTCTTCCATGGTGGCGAAACGACCGTCCTGGGATTTTTCCATCGTGTTGAGCCGCCCGACGACCTCCGCCATCATCAGCTCAAGCCGGTGCGTGGTGTTGCGATCGGGCAGATGTTTCAAGTCGCCTTCGATCGCCTGAATGCGGCGATCATGTTCGACGAGTTTGCTCTCCCCCTTGCTCACCCGCTCATCCAGCTTCTTTTCGCCCGCTGACAACATCGATCGAATGAGTGCGACGAGGTTAAGGCTCGACAGCAGAAAGCCGACCAAGGCGGCGATGGTGACCAGATCAAACGTCATCGGTGATACTTTTCTTCCTCATGGAGCTTCTGGCATTCGACGCAGCGGACCGCGAAGGGGGCGCCACGGCTAGGCGGGCTTTCGGAATGGCATGACCGCAATCGACGCATTCCGTCTTCCCCGGCTGTTCCAGGGCCGCGATGGCATCTGCAATCAGCGCATCGCGTTCCTGCTGTTCCCGCACGGAGGCAAGATCGAGTGCAGCATTGCTAAAGTTCATGGCGTACCCATTATCGTCGCAACGGCCGCTGCTCTCCTAAGCTCGCAAAGCTCAAGCGAATCCCGATCGGCGTCCCAGAAGGTCGTTGTTTCCTTGGCGTCGATACGTCGGTCCGGCAGCTTGACGGGAGCATTGCAAGGCGTTTCCGCCTCGGCCGGCATGGTCTTTTTCGTGTCGCTGAGCATGATGGTTGGTTTCTCACCGTTGCCGGTTGAGGAGGCGCACCCGGCCAACATCGAGACCACCATCAGCGCCGCCAGGGAGGGCCGCATTCGCTTTCTTTCGTTCTTCTTTTGCAAGCCGGGCATCTTCGCGCGCCGCCGCAAGTTCACTATTGAGCCTCATGGCGTCGTTCGCCTGGGCCGCCTGAGCCAGCGCCAACTTCATGTTGGCGTCGGCGATTTCGAGTTTCCATTTCGCGTCCGTCAGCTCGACTGCCGCTGCCACCCGGTCGATGATGATCTCTCCAATCCGATCGGCGATCCGGTAGCCGAGACAGACGGCGCCTAACGACAGGCCGGCGCCCAGGACGAAAAGGACGCCGATCTTGATCAGCGGCGTGGCCGCCTTCGAAAGCCACGCCGAGATCATTGGATTTCTCCGGACTGCGGCGCCGGTTCGTCCCTGGCAAAATACGGGGGCGGGGAAGGCGGGAGTGGCTGTCGATCCTGCATCGCCCGGAAGTCCATCGCCCCAGAGAAGCGATGGATGCCAAGCAAGGTGGCGATCAGGACGATCATGGAGGGGATGACGATCGGCGCGAGTTGCAGGGCGTATTCGATGCCGGACAACGCGCCGAGGACCAGCGCCTCGATCGTCATCCAGGCCAGCGCAAAGGCCCATCGCATCTGGGCTTTCGTGGTGCTGTAGGTTGGCTTCTGAGACATCAGAAAGGCCCTCCGAGAAGCACGATGGCCATCAGGCCGTTAGCGACCGCGTATGAGATCGCGACGATGACGACGAGGTCGGCGAGGTCGGCGAGGTTTCGCAGCATCAGAAGCCTCCGAACGGAAGCGGACCAGGGCCGTACGTGGCAAGCCCCGCTGCGAGGAGGAGGAAGAGAGCGTGAATGATCCGATCGACTGTCGCCATGTCAGGCCTCGTTCCTGGACACCGGGCCGTTGGCCGTTGCGCGAACGCGGGCACCGACCGGCTCTTCCCCCGTGGCAGGCCACCGCGTCTCGACCAGGCGGTCCTTCGCGATCGGCGACACCTTCACGGTGTTGCCTTGGTTGCCGCCGAGGATCATGTAGTTTTCATCGTCCTCGCCGGCATAGAGGCCGACATGGCCGCCGCCTGGGCGCGTGAACGTCATCACGGCGCCGAGTGCCGGCACATTCATATGCCGACCAAGCTTGCCCCATTCGAGCGCGCCGAGCGGGTTCTTCGGAAGCGGTTCTTCCGGCAGGGTCGTTGCGATGACGTTTCCGACGAACAGCCCGCACCAGGCGGTGTCGTCGTTCTGATAGAATGACGCAACCCAGCCGCCGAGCTTCTTTGCCCAATCGAGAATTATGGGATTGGATTTGGCGCCTGGAATTTCCCTGGTGCCTGCGAGGCGGCGGGCCTCGCGCATCCACACCGGCTCCGAGGGCCGCTGGACGCTGGTGCCAACGTTCTTGTATCCGCCATCACGCCAGGCACCTTCACGTCGAAGGGCATTGACCGTAGCGTCGTCGGCCTTGCCGGTAACCGGCAGGTGCTCTGCTTCCTGAAACTTCTTCAGGGCGTCGATGACCGATCGCCCATACACTCCGTTCATCACGCCCGCGTAGGCGCCATGCGCCCGCAAGCGGCTGATCAGCCATTCGTCGAAATCCATGATTTGCCCCGTGTTCCGTCCGGGGCTGACTATGGTCAGGGCTGACAGGTTTTTCGGGCTGACAACTGTCAGCCTTGACTAGAAGAGACGGCCTTGGCGGTCGTCTTCGGCCTTCATCCTAAATATCGTGCGTTCGTGCAAGCCCGATATTCGAGCAGCGTCGCGCACGCTCTTGCCCGCGTCAAGAGCCTCGGCTGCCTTTCGGCGAGCAGTTTTGAGGAGGGAAGCGGCGCCACGCGGAATGACGCACCGCTGCAATCCCACGCGGCGATCGTCGGCGTCGATGACCGCAAGCCCCCGGCAGATCTTGTCGGCGACCTCGAAGCCTACCAAATCGGTCAACCAGTGGCCTTCCTTGGCCTGCGGAGGAAGGTCAACACGGGTGCCGCCATGGCTTTGAGCGATCTTCAAAGCGGCTTCAGGGCCGGCAATATCCGCGATGTCGGCGAGGATGCCAGGGAGTTCGGTCACTGCGAGCACTCCCTGCCGAACAGCTCGTTTTCAAGCTCGATCTGCCGAAGCGTGATCTGCCGCACCCGCTCTTCCAGCGCCAGGCGTTTGTGAGCATGCGGCCGCAGCTTGGCGATGCGCACGAGCAGTTGCTCGCGGTCGCCCTGCAGCCGGATAGGCTCCGCCTGTTTTTGCCAGTTGAAGAGCGGGAGCGCGGTTGCCATCAGTCGGCGGGCTCCTGGATGCTCCACCGTGCACATGACGGGATCTGCTTTTCGGTGACGTTGACGACGCGGCTGTCGCGGATCACGAGCTTGACGCCTTCGATGATGACGCCGGTCGCGCCTTCCTTGATGCCGCGCTCGGCCAGGACCGCAATGCGGTTCCGGAAGAACTCGGAATTGAAGCCGTAGACCAGCTCCAGATAGCGGAGGATCGCCCGATCGGTGACCTGATGCGGGTGGGTCATGCCTGCACCGCCTTCGGCTTTTCCTTGCGGATCTGCTTCCCGAAATAGTTCATCACCGTGATCCACTGCGGATCGGTGAGGTCTCGAAACAACGTGGTTTGGTTGACCAGGTCTGTGACGACGGGCCAGAAATCATTCGGGCTTTTGGGATTGATGACCGCCCATTGAGCGCGGGCAATGCGGTAGCCGTCGCTGCGCAGATAGGAGGCCATCTTGGCGTCATCGGACCAATCGACGCCGCCTTCGCGCTCCAT